GCGTAGGGTTCTCTGTAGAGCGTCAGTATGTCTCTAAGCTACCAGAAGTGCCAGAGAAGATGTTTAACAGCGACACTAAGATCGTCGTTAAGGACAGCAAAGAGGGTTGGGCTAAAGCACTACGTCAGTTGATTGCACTACTCTATAGTGGTGAGATTCCACAGTGGGATGTGTCAAAGGTACGACCAGCAGGTGCAAGACTTAAGACCTTTGGTGGTCGTGCATCAGGTCCAGCACCACTGATTGACTTGTTTAACTTTGCTATTAACACCTTCGCTAATGCTAAGGGTCGTAAGCTATCCTCTATTGAGTGCCACGATCTCATGTGTAAGATTGGTGAGGTAGTAGTGGTCGGTGGAGTGAGACGCTCGGCTATGATCAGTTTGTCGAATTTGTCTGATGATCGTATGCGTCACGCTAAGTCAGGTGCATGGTGGGAGAATGATAAGCAACGTGCCTTGGCTAACAACTCTGTGTCATACACTGAGAAGCCAGATGCAGTCTCATTTCTACGTGAGTGGACAGCACTGGTAGAGAGTGGATCAGGTGAACGTGGTATCTTTAACCGAGAGGCATCCAAGAAACAGGCGGCTATGAATGGTCGTCGTGATGCAAACTATGAGTTCGGGACGAATCCTTGCAGCGAAATCATCTTGCGTCCAAGCCAGTTCTGCAACCTAACCGAGTGTGTAGTACGTGCGACAGACAGTGTAGGGGACTTAGAACGTAAGGTACGACTTGCAACTATTCTAGGTACGATTCAGAGTACATACACACACTTCCCGTATCTTAGCAAAGAGTGGAAGGACAACACAGAAGAAGAGCGTCTGTTGGGTGTAAGCCTTACAGGTATCATGGACAACCCGATCACCACACTTAAGAATGGTGGTTTGGCTAAGACCCTACGTCACCTTAAGCAAGTTGCAGTGGACACAAACGCAGAGTGGGCTGAACGTCTTGACATCCCTGTTGCTACTGCTATCAGCTGTGTTAAGCCAAGTGGTACGGTTTCACAACTGGTAGATAGTGCCAGCGGGATTCATGCTCGTCACTCACCATACTACATCCGCACAGTACGTGGGGACATTAAAGACCCGCTAACACAGTTTATGAAGGACAAAGGAGTACCACACGAACCATGCGTTATGAAGCCAGATACTACTGTAGTGTTCAGCTTCCCACAGAAGGCACCTGCTGGGGCTGTATGTACCTCTGACATGACTGCCATTGAGCAGTTAGAGATGTGGTTGATGTACCAGCGAAATTGGTGTGAGCATAAGCCCTCCGTGACAATCAACGTCAAGGCTGACGAATGGTTTGAGGTGGGTGCTTTCGTCTACAAGCACTTCGATGAGATGTCTGGTGTGTCGTTCCTACCCTACAGCGAACACACGTATCAACAGGCACCATATCAAGAGTGTGGTAAGTCTGAGTATGAGATGCTTCTGTCAGTCATGCCAAAGAACATTGACTGGTCTGAGCTTGCAGACTATGAGCAAGAGGACAACACATCAGGTAGTCAGACAATGGCTTGCTCTGGTGATAGTTGTGAGATCGTAGACCTAGTGTAACCCGACCACCTGAGCATGTGTCCAAACTGCTCACTTAATCAAAGGAGAGATCATGTACACCATCATTACCCGTAACGACTGTAAGTATTGTGACAAAGCTAAGGCTATGCTAGACCTAGATAAGATCAACTATGTCGTCCTTAACATAGAGTCCCCTACAAACAAGTGGGTGCTATCTCTTATGAAGGAGGCTAACATCAAGACTGTACCCCAGATATTTGCTCACGATGGGAGTTGGATTGGTGGGTTCCGTGAACTTGAGACTAAGATGGATTTCATTAACGCCAAGAAGGAATACTAAGTGGTACAACAAGCACCTAAGAAGACTAAGCGTGAGACTACATACAAGGGGGCAGCAAAGAAGAAGACCTCTGGGTTAGTACCAAAGACTGTTATGCAGGGTGAGCTAATCAAAGCCCTAAAGGAAAGTCAGCAGGTCTTTATCTTAGGTCCAGCAGGTACGGGTAAGACGTATGTAACAGCGACATATGCTGCTGATCTATACACAGCTAAGAAGATCGACAAGATCGTTATCACACGTCCTCACGTAGCTGTAGGAAGGGAGCTAGGGTTCCTCAAGGGTGACTTAGCTGAGAAGACTATGCCTTGGGCATTGCCAGTGCTAGACGTGCTAGAGAAGCACTTAGGCAAGGGTGCAGTGGAAACAGGTGTTAAGAATGGTAACATCGAAGTTGCACCTATGGCATTGATGCGTGGACGTAGCTTTGAGAACGCCTTTATTATTGTCGATGAAACACAGAACATCACACTACACGAACTTAAGATGCTTCTGACAAGGGTTGGTGAAGGTACTACTATTGTACTGAACGGGGATGCCCAACAGAGTGATCTTAAAGAAGCTGATGGGTTGACGAAGGTTATTCATATTGCTAAGAAGCATATGTTGCCTGTGAACATTATTGAGTTTACTGTCGAGGACATCGTAAGGTCTGACATCACAGCTATGTGGGTTAAGGCATTTGTTAAGGAGAAACTATAATGGCTAAATGGAGTATAGATGGACCGACTAAACAGCATGAGTATGAGGAAGCGGTAGACAACGTAAACAACCCACCACACTACGGCTCTGGTAAGATTGAGTGTATTGCGTACATAGAAGACTTCCTGTCACCAGAAGAATACATAGGATACCTCCGAGGGAATATAGCTAAGTACCTCCACCGTTGGCGTTATAAGAACGGGCTGGAAGACCTCAAGAAAGCTACTTGGTATCTTGACCGTCTGGCTGAGTTAGAGGAGAGTAAATGAGTTTATTTGAAGGGCTACTAATAGCAAACTTAGGGGTGTCAGTGTACCTAGCCTATAAGATGGGTGCTGTAGAGACTGACATAGAGATACTATACCAAGGCATTGCACAAGTCATTGGTGAAGAAGAGAAGACCTAGAATCAAAGAAGCCTCCCTAGTGAAAACTAAGGAGGCTTTTCTGTGTTTACTTACGTCTGAAGAGCTTTAGTATGCCCCTGCCCATTTCATTAGGCGATGGAGCTAACCACCCAAGGATCAAGAGAATTAACATCAGTGGGTCAATCTCAGTATTCTTGGTAGTGCTAGTGTCCTGTATGATCTTATCTACAGGTGCTTCCACCCTTAGCTGTGGACGTATAGAGCTATTTAAACCCACGTTCTGTGTGTTCTCTTTACCTATCTGAGTATTAGCAGCTACGTTAGTACCACCACCAGATAGTAAGGAGGGTAGCTGGCTACAACTACTTAGAGATAGTATTAGTATTGTCGTGATTAGTATTCGGTTTGCCATTTACATAAACTCCAAAGAACCCTGCCCCTGCACCAACTATAACTGAGACAAACCCAGCTTGTGCATTAGTTGGATCAGGTAGCGACATAAACCACTGAGTAGTCTGGTAGAAAGCTAGACCATACAATGAGATTATCAATCTAGGCCATATTCTCCATTTGTCAAGGGTATCTGGGGTCATCATTTGTCTGACCAATGTTCAGCCATAGTTCTTATAGCTTTGATATTCTCATCAATTCTAGCCATAGATATAGCTTGATTCTGAACTAGACTTTCAAGTATCTCAATACGAGCCTCATCTCTGATGATACGCTCTTTGTTTGCGGCTACGTTGTTCTGCAAGTCTGCAAAGAACCATATTGCGGTAACTGTATAAGCGCCAATAGCAATCAGTACAGTTACGGGGACATTCTTATTTACGCCCCAAGAATCTTCACTCATTTGTATTTCTTCCTGTCTAATTCAAAGTGTGGTGCATCATAAAAACTCTTCCAGTCACCACCCCATACGATGGAAATGTCAAGCTCATCTGCTGCTGTCTTCATAGCCTCAGCCATCGTCTCAAAGCGTTCTAAGTCCTCCCAGTCTACAGGCCAAGGGACCATATCCACAGCATGACCTGTAATGTGTCGTGAGTTCATTGTAGTAGACTTACCAGCCTTAAGCAGTTCACGCTGA